CCAGCTTTCCATTATAACTTTCATTTCATTTGACATAATGGGCTCCTAGATTGTATACATGTAAGACATGGTGTAAGAATCTCTGCCATAGCCCTTACGGATAGAACCCTGTTCATCACGCTGTGGCACTTCGCCAAGTTCTGTAGAGTCAGTCTTATCTGGGTTGGTGTATTCGTCTTCAACGCCAGCCACCGCCGCTTCAACATTGTCATAGTATGGTTTTTCTTCTTTTATAAACTTTTCTATGCTCACGAGCGCAAACTTGGCTGCGTTGAGTTTGCCATCGGCAGATTCCTGTAGCTTTGCTTCTATTGCTCCGTAGAATGACGCACCCTGAATAGATTCAGGAATGACGATGCCTTTGCGTACAAGATGATTAAACAGACGGTTTTGCGCGCCGTATGTGAAGTCGGTCATCATTTGCTTGGGGAACGCAGTAACTTTTTTGTCTTTTCCAGAAAGCACTATATCAATGTCTCCATGGTCAAAGATCATAAGATCTCCACTTAGAGACTTACGAATGTTTAGCTCAAGAGTTACGGTAGGAGGTGGAGTCTTTGGTTTGATTGTAACCTTGACTGGCTCTGGTACTGGGACAATTCTAACTGTTACTGCCATCGTCGTGGATTTCCTTTACAAGTTCTTGGGTTTTCAAAATAGTTAACAGGTTTGTTTCTGTTAACGTGGTTTCGCTCGATAAGCTCTCAAGGAGTTCCTTGACCAACTTCGTTTTATTAATCATATCTGTGTCAGCGGCGACTTCTTCTACGTCTGCTGCCTTCTCTAATGATTCTTTCAATCTGCCGAGTTCACGGTTAAGATAAATTTTTATTTCTAACTCTTCGCTTGAAAACGAAGAGATGTATTGATTGAGCAATTCTTTTTGTTCTCGCAACAAGGCATCGCCATACTTCTGATTGAACTTTTTGGTGAAAGTGGCAAAAGTAATACTGTCTATTGGCTCTAGTTTTGATACTTCAGTATTGCTAATCATTCCTTCAACAATCTTAGCTTCAAGCATTACTGATTGCTTTGGCGAGTTAGTGTTGAACATCTTTGCGATGGTCGCAAGAGACTTATAGCTTGGAACAAAGTTGTTGAAGGTCTGGGGGCTGAGTTCCCTATTGATGTCTTTGATGACTTCGGTTTGTTGCTTGAACAATCCATCGGGGTCAATAAGGCGCTTGGCAGCCATCACAGCCTCTACAATTTTTTTACTAGTGGCTTCATCTATGTCTTGATTTTCATACAAAGATCGGTAGCACTCAAGGTCTTTCTTTAATAAAGAGTCGCCTGTAAAATGCTTGCGGACAATAGAAACCACTTTTGCTTTTGTTTCTTCGTCCCCCTTAATGATAGCAACGGTTGCTTCACGAGCCAACGCTTCAAATACAAATGCTGTGTTTCTTTTTTTATTATGCTTATTCTTCACTATTGTTCTCCATAACTTTGGTCTCTAATGATTCAAGCAAGAACTTGACAGAGTTATCCATCTCAAGAAGAGCAAACTCTTCTTCCTGATCTCTTAGGTAAATAGGGTCTTGTTCTTCATAAATACCCCGTGAAAGAGATCTTAACTCTGAGCCCCCAAGATTGTTTGTTCTGTAAGTGTTCATTTCGGGCGTGGAGATGCTAGCGTAGTTTCTGCTTCTAGCTCCCCCTGGTCGCTTATCAACAGCTACCTTTTTGTATTTTGCACCTTTCCATTTTTTCTTAGTATAAGTTTTTCCTTTTCTAGCTCTTTTGTTTAAATTCCATTTTTGGTTTTTTGCTAGACGGGGTGAATCGCGTGAGCCAGGAGGTGTCGCTAGAAGGGCGCTTTCTTCGCCGCCGCCAGCAGCCTCTTCTCCACCGCCACCTTCGTCGCCTCCAAGATCAAGTTCGCCACCACCTTCCTCACCGCCGAGATCAAGTCCGCCCTCTTCGCCACCAAGGTCAAGACCGCCACCGCCGCCACCGGCTTCACCACCAGCAGCAGCAGCTTCAGCAACTCCTTCGAGGGCGGTGTCGTGCTTGCGATCATAGTATTGTTCTCGCTGGTTACGAAGGAACTCTTCGTGAGACATACCAAAGATATTGTCGGCAACCCAGCGACGAGAGAAATAGCCCTCCGTGGCAGAAGCCGCGATATCAAATTTGTTTTTCCAATGCTCAAGTTCTTGTAGTTCAGCGATCTTACTTGGGTTATTGAGAGCAAGTTTGAAGTTTATAAGATCTTCTCCTCTGTATCCAAGAGTGTAAAGATGGATGATGCCAACCTTTTCTAGCTCATGAATTACAGAACGTTGAAGACGTTGAATAGTGCGAGCAAAACGAATGTCTTTTGTTGCAAGGGTAGTTTTATCTTCCTGTGCGCCCTCACCCATTGTGAGGTAAGCCTGCGGAATCTTAATTCCCGAGAACATTTTATCGCGAAGATACTTGATGTCGTCAATCGCCGTTGTGTTTGAGCCACCCGCAAGATTCTGAATGTCGGTTACCGAGCCGGCACGAACAGGAATATAGTAGTCTTCTTCGATGGACATGGGATTATAGCGAAGGTCAACCCTACCAGTATCTTTATCAACGATTGTGTGGCGTTTTAGTTGGGTGACAATCTTCTGCATGTATTGTTCAACTTCTTGTGGCGGAATAGCACCAACGTCAATCTTAAATACTTTTCTTTCGGACGAACGAACAATACGATAAGCCATCATTGCATCTTCCATTAGAGTAAGCTGACGCCAAATACGTCGGACTGGCTCAAGAACAGAAGTTCCGTATGGAGAGTACTTGTCGTTACCAAGAATGCGGAAGTGAGCAATCTGCCAGTTCTCGAATGTCATACCTGCGGAATTCCACTGATACTGAACATAATTGGGATTGGTGGCGTCAAGACCTTCCAATCTCTCCACTTCTCGTAGGGGTATTGCAATTGTAGATTGAACGCCCATTTCGTCATCGATGTCGAGATAAAGAACAAAGTCCCCGTATTTACACATCGTGCGGCACCAACCAAAAAGGTTGTGCTCTATGTTCATAACATTGTGATAAAGAATGTTGAGGACAGCTTTGATTTCATCGTTGCGGCATTTAATGTTAAGCATCGGCGAGAGAGCAGAAAACGTGGTCATCTCATCTGCATAGATGTCAAGAGCGGAAGCCAACTCTGGCATGTATTCCATTTGATCAAAATCGATGTAACGCTCTGAGCGTTGTTGATTAGCAATCGCATTAGCAGCAATCGTGTCCAAGGGGTTGTAGGATTGCTTCTTAAATTGCTGCCCTGACGCAGACTTAAATCTGCTAGAATACTTGTCAAGATGCTGCCTGCGAATCTTGCGACCTGATTCAGATCGATAGCTGATAATTGGTCCAGAAAACAGTCTCGTAAGAGCACGGAATAATTGAGAGTCTCTGTTTGCGGGATTCTTGCCTTGTTTTGGATTTCTTTGTGCCATTTATTTTCTCACTTTATTATCCACATGTATTGGGAGTATAGATTTTTTGCTTCGTTCATTTTACTAGTTTGATCTTCTCCTGTGTAGCCAATTTGCCCTTTTATCTGTGTATTTATAGTGGTTCTGGAAGTCATTATTGAGTCAACGAATGCTTTTTGATAGTTTAAATCTCTGGCACTTGTCTGAAGGGCTGTGTCTCTAACCCAGCAGCAAATTGCCAGAGCCATCACCAAGTCATCGTTATAGCCTCTCATAGCTTGTGGCTTTCCGTTATACCAAATAAAAGTGCGAAACTCATTTGCCAAACGCGAAGAATACGTCTTAACTAGTTTGTTTCGAACAAACTCTTCTAACTTGGCGACAATCAAAGGTCTAGTCTTACTTGTGGTCGAGAAGCCAGCGATAGCACCTGTACGGTGCTCACCTAAATGCTGGTCGATGTATTCGTGTGTAGATTTAATTGAGTAATACAGATTTGGATAAGCATACTCTACAAGTTTATCAATGACGGTGTAGCCAATAGAATTGTTTTCTACAACCATCATACAATTGCCGTATTCTCTCCCGACTTGATTTAACATATTGGCGTAGAGATCCGGTGTTGGCTTGCCCATATATTCACCCACAATCTCCATTGTTTCAAGCTTAAGAATGTGGAATGTAGAACTATCGGCGCCATCGCCCCTTGCTACATCTGCCGCAAGGAGATAATTACAACTTGGGTCGTATTCATCCCAAATCCAAAAGTTTCTATCGAAACCTGTCTTATGTTTTGGCTCTTGGATGTTAGACATAATCCATTCCATGTTGTCTGGATCGATTACAGTCTCACCAGAAGTGTTGAAGTTGCATTCCAACTCCTGAGCGATTTGCCTTCGCGACATGTTTTTGGTTTCTTTTTTAAACCACTCTTCGTCTCTCTCAGGATGAACATCCCACATAAGAGTTGTAAGGTAAAAATTGTTGTCGTTACTCTCGGCACCTGTGCAGGTTTTATGAAACCAGTTACCGACACCGTTTGGCGTAGAGATTGCTATACACCGACCACCAGTCGATAGCGTTGGGTATAGACCGGTCCAAAGATCTTCAAGACCCTCGATGTGCGCCGCCTCGTCAAGAACAAGTAACGACAGCGCCTCGGAACGACCGGCATCGCCAGAGGTGGAAGCAGCTTTGATAGAAGAACCATTGGACAACTCAAAAGATGTGCGGTTGTCGGTTGTAATACTTGCTATCCTGATCCAGTCAGGAAGGTTCTTCATTATGTTTTTAACTTTGCGGACTAAGTTACCTGCTGTTTCAAACTTGGTTGCCATAACAAGTATGGCTTTGTCCCGATGAAACAGCATCATCCAAACAATGTAGCCAGCCGTAATCGTTGAGATACCTAGCTGGCGACCTTTGTTGATGATATTGAAACGATAATCATTGAAGTCGTTTAGCAGTTGATCCTGATAATCATAGGTCTTAAACAACATGAGCCCGTGCATCGGGTGAGAGATACGGGCATAGTTTTTTAGAAAGTAAGAGGGATCTTTACCGCACTTAACAATTTCTTTGAGTATTTGCTTTTTCGTTAATCTTGGCATTCATCTTTCTTTACATTCTTGAATTGTCAAGCATTTTGTTTGCCATCATGTCTTGAATTAACTGCATCACTTCCTGATCACCGTCTGCTAGTTCTTCAATCTGTTGGTCAGTCATTTGATCTAATCTGGCGCGAGCAGCAAGGGCGTGAATCAATTTTTGCTCTGGGCTACGCATTCCTGTGTCGTAGCGTGGCTCTGTCGTACCTAACTCATCGCCATAGGAAAGAGAATCCATTTCTTCTTTAATGATTTTTTTTAGTCTTTCTTTGGTTATCTTCATTTCTTTTCTCCTGAATTTTTAGGTCTCTTGTCGTTGGGAGGGCGAGTACCAAGCCCACCTTGGGACATAAACTTTTCCCATCCAGCGGCAAGCTTGTCTTCAGTTGCTTCACCAACGATAGCAGCTTCTTCCATGCCGCCAACTTTGTATTCCATAATGGCTGTAACCCAGGAGCGGACTCTTGAAGAGTTCTCGACACGAATGTCAATCTCGCCTTCTTTGGTAAGTTTGACAGAAGAGCCGGTAATCTTGCGGGCTTCTTTCTTAAGGAACTTAACAATCTCAGCCATCTGTGATTCGACATCAGACTCGAAACCGTTAGCGTAAACCTCTTTGAGAGTGACTTCGGACATGTAAGAAAGGCGCATCATGTTGCCATGGAACTTGACATTGAAGCCATCCATCACCCGCTTATCAATAAGTGGGTCTCCCTCTTCTCTCTTTAGACCTGCTTTGATGGGTTCGCCATCTTCGGTTATTGCGCCGTCGTAGGCGTTTGCTGCGGCTTGTGATAAGCCCTGGACGATTTCGTAAACTGTAGCCATTGTAGTATTCCTTTGAAATAAATAGTTGGTTTTTATTTTACCATTCTTTGTTGTATCAGCTTCATAGCTCTCTCTAAGAAAGCCCTATGTTGTAGAAGGTCTACGCCTTCTTTGGCTGCAAGGTCGGCGATAAACTTTTCAAGCTGATCTACAATCTTTTGTTCTTGTGAGGTGAATTCATCGGAGGTGCCGGTAATTCTTTCTCTTGACTTTTTTAGTCGTTGAGAACCGGACATAGAGCCAGTCTTTAGTTTGGTTGCTTTCTTATCGTCAGCCTGGGTCTCTTCTTCTTGTTCTTTAAGAACTTCTCTGATTAGTTCCCTTAACTCTTCAGCTTTCATCTGGTCGCCATCCTTGTTGCCATCTTTCTTCTCTTCCTTCGACCCATTTGATATAACACTTGTAACAGCAGCTATACTTTA